GATCGAGATTTCCGGGCCGCAGGGGGTGCAGGCGACGTTCGACTGGCAGGCGGCGCGCGACAGCGTGGTCGGCCGGATGTGCACGGCAACCCTGATCAACGACATCGAGGTATACTGAGAATGCTCACGCTCGACCTGACCAACGCCCCACGCTGGCACGACCTGGCGCCCCGGGTTCGGGTTCAGCTGCGCCCACTGACCACGGCGCTAATGGTGGCGACGCGCAGCGATCCGGCCGTCGAGGCTGTGCCTGAGGAGGCATCCGACGAGGAGCGCGCGGTCGCCTTCGCCAAGGCGCTGGCGCGCCGCGCGGTGCTCGCCTGGGAGGGCATCGGCGATGCCGACGGCAATCTCATCGACCCGAGCCCGGAGGCCATCGACGCGCTGCTCGATGTCTGGCCGATCTTCGAGGCCTTCCAGCTGACCTATGTCTCGAAGGGCCTGCTGCTGGAGCAGGAAAAAAACGCCTCCGCGCTCTCGCCGAATGGTCCTTCGGCGGGGGCGAGCGATACTGCGAAGCCTGCGCGCAAACCTGCCCGGACTGCCCGGCGCGGCTGAACCGGCCGGAAACGCTGGAGGGCTGGCAGGTCTGGGACCTGGTCGGTCGCCTCGGCGGTCAGCTGCGTGTCCTGCCCGGCGCGGTGATCGGCTGGGACATGTCGGCGGCGCTGGCGCTCGGTGACGCGCTCGGCGTGCCGCCGCTCGCCATGGCCGAACTGCTGCCCGTCATCGAGGCGGTGATGGTCACCAAGCTCAACGAACAGATGGAACTTCCCAATGGCTGAAAAGCGTGTGTCCGTCCGCCTCGCCGCGGTCGGCGGCAGACAAGTGCGCGCCGAACTGGAAGGCGTGGGCGAAGCCGGATCGCGTGGCTTCGGAAGACTGAGCCGGGAGATGGAGGCGGCCAACGCCCGGCTCGCGGCGTTTTCGCGGCGGGTGCGCGTGGCCGCGGCTGCTGCGGTGGCTGCGGCCACGGCGGCCGGTGTCGCCATGGTCCGCTCCGGCCTGCAGACGGTCGATGCGCAGGCCAAGCTGGCGCAGTCGCTGGGCACCACCGTCGCCTCGATCCAGACGCTCGAGCGGGCGGGGGAGTTGGCGGGCGTTTCCATGTCCGGCATCGAACAGGCGACGAAGGATCTGACGCGTCGGCTCAGCCAGGCCGCCGCCGGGAGCGGTCCCGCCGCCGACGCGCTCGACCGGCTCGGGCTTTCCGCCACCGACCTGATTGCGCTGCCGCTGGATCAGCGCGTGGGCGCGATCAACGCCGCCATCGAGAGCTTCGTGCCCGCCGCCGAGCGCGCGGCGGTCGCGGGGCAGCTCTTCGGCGAGGAAGGCTCCATCGCCATGTCGCGGATCGACACCGCGACGCTGCGCCAGGCGACGGAGGACGTCCTCGCCTTCGGCGTCGTTGTCTCGGAGCAGGACGCTGACCAGATCGAGCGCACGAACGATGCCATCTCCCGGCTTGGGCTGATCTGGCGCGGGCTGTCGAACCAGCTCGCCGTTGCCGCAGCGCCCGCGCTGGAAGCGGTCGCGGATGCCATGGCGGCGGTCGCCAGCCGCACCGGACCGCTCGGCATCGCGATCCGCGGTCTCTTCGAGAACATCGGCCGCCTGACCACCTATGCCGCCACCTTCGCGGCCTTCCTCGCCGGTCGCTGGGTCGCCGGCATGGCCGCCGCCGCTCTCTCCGTCCGCGGCCTCGCCACGGCGCTGGTCGTCCTGCGTGGCGCGCTGATCCGCACCGGCATCGGGGCGCTGATCGTCGGCGCGGGTGAGCTCGTCTACCAGTTCACGCGCCTCGTCTCCGGCGCTGGCGGCTTCGGCGAGGCGATGTCGCTCCTGAAGGACCTTGCTGTCGAAGTCTGGGAGCGGATCAGGATGGGCGCGGCGGCGGCGGGCGCGGCCGCCACGGCGATGTTCTTCGACCTGAAGGCCGATGCCGCGTCGGGCATGCAGAGCGCCATCGAGAGCGTCGTGGCGTTCGGCAACTCGGCGGCGAACACCTTCGAGGGCGCCTACGAGGCAATCAAGGCGATCTGGGGTCTGCTGCCCGCCGCCATCGGCGATCTGGCGTTCCAGGCGGCCAACAGCCTGGTCGATGGCGTCGAGGCGATGCTGAACGGCGTGGTCTCGCGCATCAACGGCTTCATCGGCGGCATCAATCAGGGGCTGGAAGCGCTCGGGTCCGAGCGCCGCATCTCGCTGGTGCCCGACCTCGACCTCGGCGAGATCGAGAACCGCTTCGAGGGCGCGGCAACGGCCGCGACGACGGCCGCGCAGACGGCGTTCGACCGGGCTTTCGAGGACAACCCGCTCACCGCACCCGACCTCGGTCTGACCGAGGCGGCGAACCGGGCGCTCGAGTCCGCGAACCTCTATCGCGGCGCGGCCCGCGATTTGGCGGAAGGCGTCCGCGCGCCGCTCGAAAGCTGGCAGGCCCTGCGCGACGCGGTGCGCGGCACCGATGAAGGCAGTGCGGATGCGCTGACTGAGGCTACCGGTGCGGCCGAGCGGCTGGAGACGGCGCTCGGCGATGCCGGACGCGCCGCGACGGGTGCGAGTGCGGCAGCCGGAGCTGCCGCCGCTGCAGCGGAGCCCGCGACCGAGGCTGCCGTCACCGGCTGGCAGGCGGTCACGGCGGCGCTCTCCGACTATGCCAGCAAGGCGCGCGAGATCGGTGGCGATATCGGCCAGAGCCTCGTCGGTGCCTTCCAGTCGGCAGAGAACGCGGTGGGCCAGTTCGTGAAGACCGGCAAGCTGAACTTCCGCGACCTCGTCACCTCGCTGCTGGCTGATCTCGCCGAGCTGGCGGCGCGGCGGTTCATCCTCGGGCCGATCGCAAACGCGCTCTCCGGCGTGTTCTCAGGGGCGGGCGGCATCTTCGCCAATGTCCTGCATGCGGGCGGCATGGTGGGGTCCGCGGGGCCCTCGCGCATGGTCCCGGCCATGGCCTTTGCCGCCGCGCCCCGGATGCATTCAGGCGGCATGGCCGGGCTTCGCCACGACGAGGTGCCCGCGATCCTGCAACGCGGCGAGCGCGTGCTGTCGCGGCGCGAGGCACAGAGCTACGGCGCGGGCGGCGGGGTCAACGTCACCATCATGGCGCGCGACGCCGAGAGCTTCCGCCAGTCGCGCACGCAGGTCGCGGCCGACATTGCCCGCGCCGTGTCACTCGGGCGGAGGGGCATGTGATGGCGTTTCACGATGTCCGGTTCCCCGACAACATCAGCCGGGGCGCGCGGGGCGGGCCGGAGCGGCGCACCCAGATCGTCGAACTCGCCTCGGGCGACGAGGAGCGCAACGCCAGCTGGGCCAACTCGCGCCGCCGCTACGATGTGGCCTACGGCATCCGCCGCGCCGACGATCTGGCGGCCGTGGTCGCCTTCTTCGAGGCGCGCAACGGGCGACTGCACGGCTTCCGGTTCAAGGATTGGGGCGACCACAAGTCCTGCCTGCCCTCGGGCACGCCATCGCCCACCGATCAGTCGATCGGCACCGGCGACGGCACGACGTCCGCGTTCCAGCTGGTGAAGCGCTACGCCTCGGGTAGCCAGACATGGGTGCGGACGATCACCAAGCCCGTCGCGGGCACGGTGCGCGTCGCCCTCGACGGCGCGGAGCAGCTCGGCGGCTGGACCGCTGACACGACGACCGGCGTCGTGACCTTCGACAGTGCGCCCGCCGAGGGCGTCTCGGTCACCGCGGGCTATGCCTTCGACGTGCCCGTCCGCTTCGACACCGACGCGCTCGACGTGACGCTCGACCTCGAGCGGCTCGGCTCGATCACCTCCATTCCGCTTCTGGAACTGCGCCGATGAAGCCCCTCAATCCCGCCCTGCAGGCCCATCTCGACGAGGGCACGACGACGCTCGCCTGGTGCTGGCGGATCACTCGGGCAGACGGCGTCACCTTCGGTTTCACGGATCACGACCGGACGCTGAGCTTCGACGGGGCCGACTTTGAGCCGGAAAGCGGGCTGACGGCGTCCGAGGTCCGTTCCGGCTCGGACCTCTCGGTCGATGCGCAGGACGCCGAGGGCGTGCTGACCTCCGACCGGATCACCGAGACCGACATCCTCGACGGCCGCTGGGACAATGCCGAGGTCGAGGTCTGGCGCGTGAACTGGGCCGACACCGGCCAGCGCGTGCTGATGCGGCGCGGGGCCATCGGCCAGATCCGGCGCGGGCGGCTCGCCTTCGTCGCCGAGGTGCGCTCGCTCGCGCATGTCCTCGGCCAGACGGTGGGGCGGACGTTTCAGGCAACCTGTGATGCCGTACTCGGCGATGCGCGCTGCGGTGTCGATCTGGAGAACACGGCGTTCAAGGGCACGGGCGCCGTGATCGATCTTCTGCGGGACCGCGCCTTCACCGCCTCGGGGCTGGGTGCATTCATCTCTGGCTGGTTCACCTTTGGCACCATCGAATGGACCAGCGGCGCTAATGCGGGACGGCGGACGGAGGTGCTCGGCCATGACGTCACGGACGGCGTGGCGATCCTGACCCTGCTCGAAGCGCCGGTGCGCGCAATCGCCGAGGGCGACGGCTTCACCATCCGTGCGGGCTGCGACAAGCGGATGGAGACCTGCGGGGCGAAGTTCGCGAACACCGCCAACTTCCGCGGTTTCCCGCACATCCCCGGCCAGGACGCGGTGCTGCGCTATGCCACGAAGGACGGTGGGCACGAGGGAGGCGTGCTGTGACCTCCGCCGATCCCCTGGGCGTCATCGCCATCGCACGGTCCTGGCTCGGCACGCCGTACCACGACCAGGCGAGCCTGCGCGGTGTCGGCTGCGACTGCCTTGGGCTCGCCCGGGGCGTCTGGCGCGAGGTCGTCGGCCCCGAGCCGTTCCCGATCCCCCCCTACAGCCGGGACTGGGGCGAGACCGGCCCGCGCGAGGTGCTGGCCGAGGGCGCGCGGCGGATGATGATCGAGGTGTCGCCCGCCGAGGCTGGTCCCGGCGCGCTGGTCCTTTTCCGCATGAAGCCCTGTGCCATCGCAAAGCATGTCGGGATCCTGACCGCGCCCGACAGCTTCCTCCACGCCTATGAGCGGCTCGGCGTGATCGAGGAACCGCTCACCCAAAGCTGGCGGCGGCGCATCGCCTTCGCCTTCCTGTTTCCGCAAACCTGAGACCCGGACATGGCCACCCTCGTTCTCGGCGCGGCCGGCGCTGCCATTGGCGGCAGCATCGGCGGCGCGATCCTCGGCGTCAGCGCCGCGACCATCGGCGGCTTCATCGGCTCCAGCATCGGCTCGGTCGTCGACAGCTGGATCATCTCGTCGCTGGCGCCGACGCAGCGCATCGAGGGCGCGCGGCTCGACACGCTGCGCATCACCTCGGCCACCGAGGGCGCGGTCATCCCGCGGCTCTACGGCCGGATGCGCATGGGCGGCAACATCATCTGGGCGACCGATTTCCGCGAGGAGATCAAGACCACCACGCAGGGCGGCGGCAAGGGCGGCGGGGGCGGCAAGGTCAAGACGACCGAGTACCTCTACTATGCCAGCTTCGCCGTGGCGCTCTGCGAGGGACCGATCACAGGCATCGGGCGCATCTGGGCGGACGGCAAGCCGATGGACCTCTCCGGCGTCACCTGGCGCTGGTATCCGGGCGACCAGGCGCAGACGGCGGACCCGTTCATCGCGGCGAAAATGGGCGCGGCCAAAACGCCTGCCTATCGCGGCACCGCCTATGTCGTCTTCGAGGAACTGGCGCTCTCGACCTACGGCAACCGCCTGCCGCAGCTGTCCTTCGAGGTGTTCCGCCCGCTCGCCGATCCCGACACCGCCGAGGGACTGACCCGCGCCGTCACCATGATCCCGGCCTCGGGCGAGTTTACCTACGCGACGCAGGCCATCCGCAAGACCGATGGCGGCGCGACGGTGCCCGAGAACCTGAACGCGCTGGCCGACTCCACCGACATGGTGGAGGCACTGGACCGGCTGCAGGCGATGGCGCCCGCGGTCGAGAGCGTCAGCCTCGTGGTCGCGTGGTTCGGCGACGATCTGCGGGCAGGCTCCTGCAAGGTCCGGCCGGGCGTCGAGGTGTCGGCCAAGTCGACCACGCCAGTCAGCTGGTCGGTCAATGGCGTGAGCCGCGCCAACGCCTTCCTCGTAAGCCGTGACGATCAGGATCGCCCGGTCTACGGCGGCACGCCGTCCGACTTCGCGGTGGCCCAGGCGATCCTGGAGATGAAGGCCCGCGGACTGCGCGTCACCTTCTATCCGTTCATTCTGATGGACGTGCCGCCCGGCAACACGCTGCCGAACCCCTACAGCGACAACGCCGCGGAGACGGGCCAGCCTGCCTTCCCGTGGCGGGGGCGGATCACCTGTTCTCCCGCGGCGGGATATGCGGGATCGGTCGACAAGACGGCGACGGCCGCCACGCAGGTGGCGGCGCTGTTCGGCGCGGCCACGCCCGCCAGCTTCAGCGTCTCGGGCGAGAGCGTCACCTGGACGGGGCCATCCGGCGACTGGGGCCTGCGCCGCATGGTGCTGCACTACGCCCACCTCTGCGCGGCAGCGGGCGGGGTCGACGCCTTCCTCATCGGCACCGAGATGCCGGGGCTGACGACGATCCGCTCGGGCGCCAGCATTTATCCGGCGGTGCAGGCCTATCGGGACCTCCTCGCCGATGTCCGCACGATCGTCGGGTCCGGGACGAAGATCGGCTATGCCGCCGACTGGTCGGAGTATTTCGGGCACCAGCCGGGCGACGGCAGCGGCGACGTGTTCTTCCACCTCGACCCGCTCTGGGCCGATCCGGAGATCGATTTCGTCGGGATCGACAACTACATGCCGCTGTCAGACTGGCGGGACGGGTTCGAGCATGCCGACGCGGCCGAGGGCTGGCCCGCGATCTACGACCGGGCCTATCTGCAGGGCAACATCGCGGGCGGAGAAGGCTTCGACTGGTTCTATGCCAGCGCGGCCGATCGGTCGGCGCAGGTGCGGACCCCGATCACCGATGGCGCGGCCAGCAAGCCGTGGGTCTTCCGCTACAAGGATCTGCGCGCCTGGTGGTCGAATGCGCATTACGACCGCCCGGGCGGGGTGGAGAGCGGCACGCCCACGGCGTGGGCGCCGCAATCGAAGCCGATCTGGTTCACCGAGCTGGGCTGCCCTGCCATCGACCGCGGCACCAACCAACCCAACGTCTTCTTCGACCCGAAGTCCTCGGAGAGCTTCACGCCGCATCTCTCGCGGGGCTGGCGCGATGACGCGATCCAGCGCGCCTATCTCGAGGCGACGTATCTCTGGTGGGGTGAGGCCGCGAACAACCCGGTGTCCTCGGTCTACGGCGGCCGGATGGTTCATGTGCCGGAATGCGCCGCCTGGACCTGGGACGCGCGGCCCTATCCGTTCTTCCCGGCACTGACCGACGTCTGGACGGACGGCGCGAACTGGCGGCTCGGGCATTGGCTGACGGGGCGGCTCGGGGCGGTGTCGCTGGCCGCACTGGTCCGCCATCTCTGCCAGCGGGCGGGGCTCCCCGAGGACCGCATTGACGTGACCGGCCTCTGGGGCGCGGTCGAGGGCTACGCCATCACCGCGCTGGAAAGTCCGCGCGCGTCCATCACCACGCTGTCGCGGCACTTCGGGTTCGACGCCTTGGAGACCGAGGGCGTGATCCGCTTCATCATGCGCGGCCGGGCCTCGGTCACCACCCTCGGGCCCGACGATCTTGTGGCCCCCCGCGAGGGCGACGTGCTGGAACTGACGCGCGGCCAAGAGACCGAGCTGCCGCAGGCGCTGAAATGGCAAGTCGCGCGTGCCGACGAGGATTACGACGCGGCCCTCGTCGAGGCGCGGCGCATCACGGTGGACACGACGCGCATCGCCTCCGAGTCCTTCCCGATGGCGGTGCCGCCTGAGGAGGCCGAGCGACGCTGCCGCCGTGCGTTGATGGAGGCGTGGGTGGGCCGCGAGACGGCGGCGTTCCGTCTGCCGCCCTCGCGGCTCGCGCTCGATCCGGCCGACGCGATCCGGCTCGCCCATGACGGGCGGCTGGTCGATCTGCGGCTCGTTTCCATCGCCGACGCCGAGGCGCGCGGCATCGAGGCGGTCCGCCAGGACCGCGCGACCTACGACCTGCCGCCCGGCGACCCCCGAGCGGCGTCACTGACGCGGGCCGTCGTGTTCGGCGCGCCGGATGCGGTGCTGATGGACCTGCCGCAACTGACCGAGGACCAGCCTGCGCATCGACCGCTGATCGCCGCGCACGCGGTTCCCTGGCCGGGCGAGATGGCGGTGTTCCGCAGTCCTTCGACGGACGGGTTCGAGTTACTGACCACGTTTGGCAGCCGCGCTCGGATCGGGATGCTGGTCTCGGATTTCTACGCAGGGCCCACGTCGCGCTTCGATCTCGGAAACGAGCTGGTGGTCGATTTGCTGACCGGCACCCTCGAAAGCGTCACGGATCTGACGCTGTTCGGTGGGGCCAGTGCGCTGGCCATCGAGAGCGCGCCCGGAGCTTGGGAGATCGTGCAGGCAGGCGCGGCCGAGTTGCTCGCGCCCGGCCGATACCGCCTGACCCGGCTCCTGCGTGGCCAGCGGGGTACCGAGGGCGCGATGGGCAACCCGGCGCCTGCAGGCACGCGGGTCGTCGTGCTGGACTCTGCGCTGGCGTCCCTGCCGATTGCCGAGGCTGATCTCGGATTGCCGTGGAACTGGCGCATCGGCCCGGCGAGCCGTCCGGTCAGCGACGAGACCTATGTTGCGCAGGCCTTCACGCCCGCAGGCATGGGGCTGCGGCCGTTCTCGGTCGCCCATGTCGAGCAGCCGTGGCGCAGGCCAGGCACGCCCGGGGATCTGACGATCCGCTGGACGCGCCGGTCGCGTGCACTCGCGGCCGACAGCTGGAGCGGGCTCGAGGTGCCGCTCGGAGAAGAGCTCGAAGCCTACGAGGTCGAGATCCTCGACGGCGCGAGCGTGAAACGTGTGCTGAGCGCATCCACGACCAGCGCCGTCTACACCGTCGCCCAGCAGACCGCCGATTGGGGCGCGCCGCTCGCCCCTGGCGACACGCTCGACATCCGCATCTTCCAGCTCTCCGCCCTCGTCGGGCGGGGCGCGCCGAAAACCGTCACCCTCACGTTCTGAGGCCATCCCATGTCCGACGCCACGACCCATCTCCTGTTGCCCTACATTCTTGCGGCGCAGGCCCAGAAGCATGTCACCCACAACGAGGCGCTGCGGATCCTCGACGGGCTCGTCCATCTCTCGGTTTTCGACCGGGACCTGACCGCGCCGCCCGGCTCTCCGGCCGATGGCGACCGCTACATCGTCGCGTCGGGCGCGACCGGTGACTGGACGGGCTGGGACCTGAACGTGGCGCTCTGGACGGACGGCGCATGGCTGCGTCTGCCGCCCCGGACCGGCTGGCGGGCTTGGGTCGAGGACGAGAGCCTGCTGCTGGTCTACGACGGCGCGGGCTGGATCGGGACGACACCGGCCGCGCTGCAGAACCTCACTCTGCTGGGGCTGGGGACGACGGCAGATGCGTCAAACCCGTTTTCAGCCAAGCTGAACGCCGCGCTCTGGACGGCGAGGACCGTCGCCGAAGGCGGCACCGGCGATCTGTTCTACACCATGAACAAGGAGGCTGCGGGCGACGATCTCGGCCTGACACTCCAGACCGGCTTCGTGACCAAGGCGCTGGTCGGGCTCTTCGGCTCCGACCGCTTCCGGCTCGCGGTATCGGCCGATGGCAGCACCTTCTTCGACGGGCTCAGCGTCGACAACGCGACCGGCATCGTCGATCAGCCCCGGCTGCCGCGCTTCAAGGCGTACACGAACTACGACAACTATGTCGGCGTCGGGACCTGGACGAAGATCGGCCTCAACAACACCGACTATAACGAACAGGGCGCCTTCGACGCTGCCAATAACTACTTCGTCGCCCCCGTCGACGGCACCTACCTCTTCGGCGCGACGCTGCTCTACAAAATCAACGCCAGCGCCACGGCCCGCATGCGCGGGCGGCTCGTGCTGAACGGCACGACCGAAATCCGCGGCTCGCTCGGCGAGATCTCCGCCACCCACGTCTCGCTCGCCACCGCGATCTGGCTGCAGACCATGGTGCCGCTGACTGCTGGCGATACCGTCGAACTGCAGGGGTATTTCCGGGTCGCGGACGGCTACTTCGCGGCCGACCACACGTCCTTCTGGGGCTGCAAGGTCGGCTGAGCGGCGGAAGGAGGATCCCGATGAACCCACCCCGATCCGAGGGCTTCGTCCGCATGCCCGACGCCGAGTTCGAGGCGATCCTGACCCGGGCGGCGGAGGAAGGCGCGAAGCGCGCGCTGGCCGA